ACCGCCATCCAGCCGGCATTTTCGATCATGACTGCCTTCCACCAAGCAGTTCCCGCATATCCTCTTTGCCCGAGTGGATCGGACTTCGACTTGTCGCCCGGCGCCATGAACGTGGGCGACAGGCTGTCCTTGCCGCGCAGCGCGATCTGGCCCCAGGCATCCTGGGCGGTGACGATGAACGGATACACGTCGATCGAGACGCCGGTCGTGGAATACAGCCCGGTCGCACCGATCACGGCACCGCCGTCCTGGATCGAGGGGAGATCAGGCGAGGTGATGAAGCGGAACCGCTCGCACTTGCCGATTTCGTTCGCGAGCGGCGAGCCGGTGGCATACGCCTCGGCCGGGACGAAATTCGGCAGGTCGCGGATGTCCGGCTCCAGGTCGGTATGGCAGTAGACCGTGTAGCCCTCGGCGACCGGATCGGTGGCGAAGTTCGGCCCCGCCTTCAGGACCTTGTTGACCGGCTTGCCGTGGTTGGCCTGCAGGTTCTTGGCGATCTTGCGCACCATGCCCAAGGTCATCCCGCCGGCGACGGTGGCGATCGACGTCCCCAGACCCCCGTAATAGACGTTCGTGGAGCCCCGCAGAGCGCCCCAGATGATCATCTCGTTGACGAAGGTCACCCGCTCGCCGATCTGCTCGATCATCGCCTTGGGGATGTCGTCCTCATACAGGTCGTAGGTCTTGTCGGTGAACCCGTAGAGGCAGCCGAACTGCTGCACGACCACGGTGATATCCAGCGGCACGATGCTGTCCGGCGCGGGCGTGATACCTTCCTGGATCTGGTGCGCCTGGGTAACGGCGTTGCCGCGGTCGCCGGTGCCGTTCTGGAAGAACTGGTTCATCGATGAGCCGGTCAGCGCGGTCGCGCCGTACGGCAGCCAGCGCCTGGCCACATAGGTGTCGGAGTTGTTGCGCGGCATCGGGATCTGCCGGCCCGTTTTTCCGAGTACCTCCAGCGGCACGGCGTGTGCCAGGATTTCGCCTTTGTATTTGTTGATTCTTCCAGGTGTAAGTGTGAAGTTCTGCATCGCCATAGTAGTGTCGTCCTGTTGCTAGGTGGTTTCAGGCGTTCGTTCTTAGGAAACCGCCGTCACAGGGCGTCGGTCGTAGGCCGCGCAATCGTATGGACGCGTGGTCGTTGTCATCTAGAATTGAATCCTGCGAGGAATTCGTCATCATCCGATTTGCCGGCGGCGGCGCCTGCGTTGTCGCCGCGAGGTTGCACAGCCCCCCTGATCCTATCGGCTCGCGCTGTGTCGCGTGGCGTCGCGGCTGGTTTGCCGGGCGCTTGCGCGGTTTCGCGCTGGAACGTTCGGATCGCGCGGCCGATCACCGCGGCTGATTCGGACCCGTTGATGCGTTGTTGGTAGGCAACGTCCTTGCCAGCCAACCAGCGCCGGAACGGGTTGTTCGCGTCCGGCGCCTCGCGCGACACATCGACGGCACCGACTATCTTTTTCCAGTCGGGGTGCGCATCCTCCAGTTCTTCTAGCTGCTGCTTGGCTTTCTCTGCCGCCAACAGGCTCTTGAGCGTGGTGGCATCGTCACCGCCCGCCGCGGTGCCAACACCGACGCCGCCGGTGCCAGACACGCCCGAAAGGGCCGCTTCGAGGGCAGCGCGGGTTTGTTGCGCCAGTTCGGGAAAGTCACGTTCCATAGCCGCGAACGCATCCTTCGGGATCTCGATCCGCCGGCCTGCCGGCGTTTGACCTTGGAGGCTGCCGACCAGCCTTTGCAGATTGCCAATGGTCCCGAACGCCTTCGAAAGCTGCTGATCGTAGGACGCCGTCTTCGCGGCGGCCGCCCTGACGTCAGCCCAGTCGGCTTCGGTGATCTGGATGTATTTCGGCTCCGGCTTTGCCTCTTTCCGTGGGGTTGCCGCGGGTTCAGGCTTTTCCTTCGCTGGTGGCTTTTCTGCTGGTCTGTCGCCCTCGAAACCGGCGCCGAAGTCAGCTTGCTCCTGAGCGTCGGCAGCGATCGCGTCCGCGGCGACGGCCGCGGCTTCGGTGTCTTTGTCAGCCATTGTTGGGGTTGCTCCTACGCAGCCGCCTCGCGGTGGCTACTCCTCGTCGCCGGTCATTGGCCGGTCATCCCCAAGCGCGATGATCCGCTTGAGACATCTGATCTCGCCGCGCAGCGATGCGGTTTCAGGCTCGGTCAGCGCCGCATCGTTGCGCTTGCGCGCGTCGGCGAGCCGGTCCTCCAGGTGCGCCTCCAGCCGCCGCCAGAGCCCTTGCGCCTTGTCGTGCTCGGTGAGGGTGAAAGGATCATCCACTACTGCGCCCCAGTCGCTTCTTAGAGTTGACTGATCAAATCCATGCCCATTCGCGGCCCGGCCGGGCGCCTGCACCGGCGGTGTCGTGCGAACAGCGCGCCCTGCGGGCGAGGCCGGCTGCGGGGTGCGATGTTTGCGCATCTCGTGCGCGTTGTTCGCAGCATTGAGTTCGCGTTCGGTGGAAAGCTGCATCGCCGTCTTGGCGAGTTGCGCCTTGGCCTGATCCAGACTGATCTTTTGCCGGTTGGCGTAGTCCATCAGTGCCACCTCGCGCCGCATCTCCAATTCGTGCGCCTTGATGGTCAGCTCGCCATGCACCCGCGTCTGCTCGATCTGCGCCTTGCCGCCCTCAAGGACATGCGCGGCCGCCGCGATCTGCCCCTCGGCCTGCGTGGTCTGCTGGTCCGCTGTTTGCTTCATCACGCCCAGCTTCAACTGGGTGTCCTGGACGATCTTGGCGACGGTGACGGCCGGCGCCTCCGGCGGCGGCGCAGCGGCCATCTTCTGCTGTTCTTCCTCGGTGTATTGCACCGCTTCGGGGTTCAGCCGCTTGCTTTTCAGGAACAGCTTCGCCCATTTCTTCGGATCAATCCCGTAGATCGGATTGGCCGCCATGTTGCCCATCTGTGCGATGGACTGATCCTGGATGGCCCGCTCGACCAGCGCGATGCTGCCGTGCGCGTCAATCTGGAACTCGCCCTTTTCCTCGTTCGGAACGTCAGGATCGAGCAGCAGCCATTCGTAATACTGCCGTATAACCGGCTCGGTGATGTAGTCATCGAACGCATAGCCGATCGAGCGGAGCAACTGGTTCGCGTTGTTGTTCTGCAACTGCGCCGCGCCGAACGTGTCCGGCGTCGTCGCACCCGACTGGCCTTGCGCAATCAGCGGGATCGACGTCGTTTCCTCGGCAAACCGCTCGCCGAGGGTGATGATCTGCATCAGCTCCTGGGTGACGTTCGGGATCTGGATCGCCATGAAGGACTGGCGCACATCGGCCGGCCCGTCGTTGGTCTTGTACCAGATCTTGTCCGGCGTGATCGTCCAGTTGTCATCGGCCGGGCGAATGGCGCCCTGATCGACGACGAACTGGCTGCCGGCCGACTTGCCGGCGTTGTTCAGCAGCGCCCGCAGTGCTGCATTTGTCACCTTCTGCGGGGTGCGCATCTGCTCGGCCACACCGACCCCGGCCCAGTGCTGCGCGCGGCGCTGCCAGGGCATCGAGTGGTAGGGAAACGAGCCGCTATCGAGCGGATTGATCGTCGCCCGGACCAAGCTGTCGTTGATCAGCGTCACGATGACATGGCTCTCGCCGGCGCCATCGCACGCAGCATCATCCTGGCCAGTCGCTTCCCTCGTGTTCTTGCCCGCCGCCTGGTCGATCGCCTGCATTTCGTCCTTGGTCAGGGCGCCATAGAAGTACCAGACCTCGAAGCGGCCCTTCTGCAGCGTCGTGCGACCAGCGCGTCCTTCGGACGACGAACCGCTGCCGCGCCCGTCGCCTTCGGAGTTGACCTTGTTCGGACCCTCCTCAAGCACCTTGTCGATCTGCGGCCCGATGTAGCCCGGCAGCTTCCTCAACGCGCGCAACTGCCGCGCCGACATATGATCGCGCTCAAACACAAAGTCGCCGTCGTGGATGTTCTCGCCACACGCAGGATCCGGGAAGATGTTCCAGGGATCGACCCACACCGCGGCGGGAATGATCTTTTCCTTGATTTGCAGGTCGACACCGCCGTCGCGGCTCTCGGTGATCGCCATCACCCGCTTTGACTGCGGCGTGGGCGCCTTGAGTACGCCAACGCCGATCCGGGCCGCGTCGCAGATGACTTTGCGGATTTCGGCCCGGTACTGGGTCTGCGTCATCCAGTCGTAGATGCGCGTTTCCGCCGCCTTGGCTTTCTTGCGCGCCATCTCGATCGCCTCGATGGCAAAGTCCTTCACAGTCAGCGGCACCCGCGGCGGAGCGGGCGCCGCCGGAACGGCGCTCTGAGCGAGCGACGGAGCGGGCGGCGCTGCTGGTAAGGCGGAGGATGCACCCGGCGGCGCGGGTGCTTGTGACGCCTGTCCGGGCACCGGCGCTGGAGCGGGTGCAGGCAGCGCGGCAAGCGGCGGTGCCGGCGCCGGAGCGGGAGCGGGCGCCGCCTCCCCTTGCGCCAGCGGTCGGGTCAGCGGCGCACCCAGCCCGCTGTGCACGACCTGGCTCGCGTCCTCCTTTGCCGCGAGCAGCTCCGGCACCGGCATTTCGGAAAACGAGAACGCCTTGTCATCGGCGGGCAGCAGGATTTCGCCCAGCTTGGCGACGCCGGCGTCGACATAGCGCGAGGTGAGCCGCAGGAAGACGGTCGAACGGTGATCGGTCTGTTTCGGCTTGCGCCCGGTGGTGACCGGACCGTCCATCGACATGGGCTTGGCCCAGCGCGCGTCGGTGAATTCGTGCCGGTTCGCGTCGTCGATGCCGAGATACGCCTCCTCGCATTCCTTCCACGTCGACTCAATGCCGGACAGACCCCGCGCGCCCTTGGCCTCCTCGCGCTTGCCGGCGATCTGCACGCCAATAGCCGCCAGCACCGACGGCGGCGCATCAGCATGCGGTGCGATCGCCTGGCGCACGTCGTCGGGCAGGTCGGAGAGACTATCGCTCATTGAATTCTGTTTTGCCTTGTTCCGACTTTGTCACCACGTTGTCGCTCATGAGCGACAACACCGACTGGACGCTGATCGTCCTTGCTTCACAGAAGGCCCAGATCGCGGCCGAGGGCTCGCTGCAAGCGACCGAGCGATTCCAGAGCGAGTGGAGCAATCGCCTGAGCGGCCTTGAAGGTCGATTCGGCGGACTCGAAGCGCGCTTTACGGCCCTCGAAGGCCGCATCACCAATCTGGCCGCCGGGCAGGCCAGCCACGAACGAGCGATCATGCGGATTGCTGAGATCCAGGCCGAGCACACCGCGCGGCTGACCCGGATCGAGGCGACGGTGACCGATCAGACTGCCTGGCTCGCCCGGATCGAGGCGACGATGACCGATCAGACTGCCTGGCTCGCCCGGATCGAGGCGACGATGACCGACATCGCGCGGAAACTCGACGCATGACCGACGACCAGGCCGCCGCAATCAAATGGGCCAAAATGGGTACAGACCGGCTACGTTGGTAACACTTTAGACCGGGCACGTTGGTAACACTCCAATTCAGTTTTGGAGGACCGACTCATGGCCTGGCGGGTGGAGAGTGTGATGGACCAGCGCTTGTGTTTTATCGCGGCCTGTCTGCGGGCGGACGAGCCGATGAGCAGTCTGTGTGTGCGGTTCGAGATCAGCCGCAAGACGGGCTACAAATGGCTGAGCCGGTATCATGATTTCGGCGCTGCCGGGTTGGTCCATCTCAGTTCGGCGCGCCATACGGCGACGCCGGCGATTGATGCGGCGATTACCAGCGCCGTGGTCGCGCTGCGCAAGCAGAGGCCGACCTGGGGTCCGCGCAAATTGCTGGCCCGTTTGTCGATTGATCGTCCGGAGATTGTTTGGCCTGCTTCCAGCACGATCGGGGATTTTCTGCGTCGGGAAGGGCTCTCGAAGCCGCGGTCGCGGCGGACGCGCGATCCGTCC